CTGAAGCTGAACAATTCATCTCAACATTAAATATACCACTTGAAGTAAGAGACTATCAACTGAAGTCATTCTTACATGCAATACGCAACAAACGTATTCTTCTACTGTCTCCTACTGCATCTGGTAAGTCTTTAATCATCTATCTTATCATTCGCCATTTGCAAATAGAGAATAGAAAAGGCCTGTTAATTGTACCCACAACTTCTTTAGTTGAGCAGATGTACAAAGACTTTGCAGACTATGGTTACGATTCTGACCAATACTGCCATCGCCAATATTCTGGTAAAGAGAAACACACAAACATGTTTCTAACTATTACTACATGGCAATCAATCTATAAAAACGACAAAGAGTACTTTGAACAATTTGACTTTGTTCTTGGTGATGAAGCACACCAATTCAAGGCCAAATCGTTGACAACTATTCTTTCAGGTTGTACTAATGCCAAGTATCGTATTGGCACAACAGGTACACTTGACGGCACACAAACACACAAACTTGTACTTGAAGGTTTATTTGGACCTGTTTATAAGGCAACATCTACTGCTGAGTTAATGGAAAAAGGACAACTTGCTGCATTTAAAATTAAATGTTTGATTCTTAAATATGATGAATCAATTTGTAAAGAAGCAAGAGTTTGGGACTATCAAACCGAAATTGACTACATAGTTAAAAGCAAACCAAGAAATAGGTTTATCAAAAACTTGGTGTTGTCTCTCAAAGGTAATACACTTGTGTTGTTTCAGTTTGTTGAAAAACACGGCAAGGAGTTACATGCACTTATTAAAGAACATGCAAAAAATAGGCATGTATTCTTTGTCTTTGGTGGCACCGATGTTGAGATTCGGGAATCAGTTCGTGCAATTACTGAAAAAGAAAAAGACGCTATTATTGTGGCTTCTTATGGTACCTTTTCTACTGGCGTTAACATTCGCAACTTACACAATATTGTTTTTGCTTCTCCTTCAAAGTCTAAAATTCGTAATCTCCAATCCATAGGAAGAGGATTACGATTAGGTGATAACAAAGATCAAGCCGTATTATATGATATTGCTGATGACTTTAGAATAGGCAAACATACTAATTATACCTTGCATCATTTCGTAGAACGTGTTAAAATATACGATGAAGAAAAGTTTGAATATAAATTTTACAACGTAAATATAAAAGAATGAACAACGAATTATCAATTAAACTCTTTAGGTTGGCAACAGGTGATGACATTATATCCTCGTTTGTTGAAGACATAGAGTCCAGCACTGTTATCCTCCAACACCCTATGAAATTAATTTTCCGTAGGATTCCAACTGGCGCAACTATTTTGGCTATGATGCCTTGGTTGCCTAGTGAGTTGATTAAAGTCGATGCCGCTGTCATCGACCTTGCAGAAATTGTGACTATATTGGAATTGAAAGATGATATGGTTGATTACTACCTGAATATAGTAGAGAAGTATTTGTTATCTACTGAAAACGCAGACGAGATTTTGAGAGAGAGATTACTTGGTGCAATGGATCATTCTGAATTGGATAACCTAGAACAAGTAATGGAAGAGAAAACTAATAGTGTAATCCATTAACATGAAACAGCAACACCGCAATTATATGATTAAACCAACCAACGTGTCAAGCGTTAAATAAGGCAAATATGAGTACTAAACATTATGTGAACAACGCCGACTTCTTAAAGGCTCTGATTCAATATCGTGAGGATTGTGAAACCGCAAAACTAAACGGCAAAGAAGACCCACAGATTCCAAACTATGTGGGTGAATGCTTCTTAAAAATTGCGGAACACTTGTCCAGAAAGCCAAATTTTATCTCCTATTCCTTCCGTGATGAAATGATGGGTGATGGTGTTGAGAATTGCCTTATGTACTTCCGCAACTTTGATCCGGTAAAGAGTAAAAATCCATTTGCTTATTTTACTCAAATCATATATTATGCTTTTCTCAGACGAATTATGCGTGAGAAGAAACAACTGTATGTTAAGTATAAGGCAACAGAAATGTTCGGCATACTAGATGAGGGTGAATTTCTATCTGATGATGACGGAGCCAACAAACAGTTCCAGTTGTATGAAAACATTTCCGAATTCATTTACAACTTTGAAGAAAACAAAAAGAAGAAAAAAGAAAGTAAAACAAAAGGACTCGAAAAGTTTATAGAAGAGATTGATGAAGATAAATGAAGCTGGCAATTATAAATGATACGCACGCTGGTGCTCGTGGTGATAGTTTACCATTTAATGAATACTTCTTTAAGTTCTGGGAAGGCACATTCTTTCCTTATCTGAAAGAACATGGCATCAAACATATTTGTCACCTTGGTGATGTGGTAGACCGAAGAAAGTTTATCAACTATGTTATTTTGAATTCGTGGCGCAAACGATTCTTTGATGTGTTGGCTGCAAATGATATTACAATGGATGTAATTGTAGGCAACCACGATGTGACCTACAAGAACACAAATGAAATCAATGCGATGAATGAATTGTTCAACCACTATGATAATATTCAGGTAATGATAGAACCACGTTTGATGAACTATGATGGCACCAATGTACTGATGGTGCCTTGGATTAATTCCAGTAATTATCAGGCAACGCTGGACGAAGTAAAGAATACACCTGCACAGATTGTATTTGGTCACTTTGAGATTGCTGGCTTTGAAATGGACAAAGGCAACATTTGTCATACTGGTTTGGAAAAGAAGATGTTTGATCGATTCGATATTGTGCTATCGGGACACTTTCACCACAAATCAAGTGATGGTAATATATCATACTTGGGCAACCAATATGAAATGACTTGGGCTGATTACAATGACCAGCGTGGCTTTCATATCTTTGATACCGACACTAGAGAGTTGACATTCGTACCGAATCCACATAAGATGTTTCATAAGATAACATATGATGATGGATTACAATCGTTTGAAGATTGGAAGACACACAACTATACCGAATATAAAGATTGTTATATTAAAGTTGTTGTGATAAACAAACAGAATCCTTATCTGTTCGATACGGTACTCGACAATCTTTATAAGTGTGGTGCAGCTGATATCTCCATTGTGGAAGACTTCAATGATTATGATACCGACATTGATGCCGACATTGTAGATCAGGCAGAAGACACAATGACCATACTGTCAAAGTACATAGATAACTTGACACTTAATGTGGAACGTGATAAACTCAAGAACTTAATGAAAGAATTATACGTTGAGGCCTTGAATACAGAAACTACAGAATGATTGTTTTTAGATATGTAAAATGGAAGAATTTTCTATCCACTGGTAACAGTTGGACTGAAATCAAGTTGGACAACTCACACAACACACTAGTTGTCGGTGAGAATGGTTCAGGCAAGAGCACAATGTTGGATGCATTGTGTTTCTCTTTGTTTGGCAAACCATTTCGTAGTATCAACAAACCACAACTTGTGAATTCAATCAACAACAAAGACACTATCGTTGAAGTTGGTTTCGATACGGCAAACAAATCATATAAGATTGTTCGTGGAATTAAACCAAATGTATTTGAGATTTATCAAGACGGCATTCTAATCAATCAAGAAGCCGCAATGCGTGACTACCAAGAATACTTGGAGAAGTTTATCATTAAGTTGAACTACAAATCATTCACACAAATTGTGATTCTTGGTTCGGCATCATTCACACCTTTCATGCAGTTGTCTCCAGGTGATCGCAGGTCAATCATCGAAGACTTGTTGGACATTCAAATCTTTTCCACAATGAACAGTTTGGTGAGAGAGCGTATGTCAGAGAACAAAGAACTGTCAGTTGCCAAAAAAAGTGAAATTGAATTGGCAAAGCAGAAACATGAGATGCAGAAGAATCATATTGATGAACTAAATCAAAACAATGATCTGCGGGTAAAACAGTATGAAAAAGAAATTCAAACTAACAACAACGCCATACAAAACTTAAATGTACAAGTCGATTACCAGAGTACATTGGTTGAAACATTGTCAGCATCAGTGGCCGAGAAATCAACTGTTGAAGATAAAGTCAAGAAGATTACAAAGCTTGAATCTCAAATTGAGAGCAACTTATCTAAATTGCGTAAAGACATTAGTTTCTTTCAGCACAATGATGATTGTCCTACCTGTCGGCAAGCCATCGCTTCAGATTTTAAAGAAACTGAATTGCTGAATTTAGGTACAAAAGTTGGTGAGTGTGAACATGGATTGTCGCAATTAGAATCCAAATTACTTGCCGAACAAGCTAAGTTGAATTCTATATCTGAGGTGCAGAAACAAATTCAGGCACTACAGATTCAGATTGCCACAAAGAGTACTTCTATTACCGAGATTA